AAATCAGTGGCATTAGGAAGCTCGCCTCTGAAGGATTTACAAGACGCGAGACGGCAGACAAGCTAGGGATTAGCTACGACGCGTTGCAGGGAAAAGCAAGACGGCTTGGAATCGAGTTCCAAAAACCATTGAAGAACGAATACGATTCAGACGGCACACAATCCAGTGAAACCATTCTGAAAGTCGTCAGGGGTCACAAAATGACGCCTAGAGAGGTTCTGGAAGCTCACGGGTATGATTACACTAAGTGGGAGCTTGTACGTGCCACAAGCAATTACTGGAAGCAGAAGCCTGAAGCGACGTTGTATCAAAGCAAGATACAAATCAGACCGCTAGTTGAGGCTGAACAATATGAGTCATTGATGAACGACATCATCACACACAAGGAGCCATATCAAGCCAAGGCTCCTATTTTTGTGGAATCAGATAGATATCTGGTCATTCCGGCTTTCGACACGCATTTCAACGGTCACACGTTTGATGTCTATGCTGAATCGCTTAAGCGGCAACTAGAGATCATTCAACGCGGCCACTACGCCAAAATATTGCTCATTCTTGGCGGTGATCTGGCTCATGTTGATAACATCAACTCAACCACAGCAAAGGGCACACAGCTCGAAACAACCGACTTAGGCGAGACTGTGAACGAAATGGAACAATACTTCGAGACACTGATTGAAGCAATCATTAAGAACGCCAATGAGTGTGAGGTCATGTATTGTGCCGGAAATCATGATCCGTCAGTTGGATATATGTTTGCACGTCTATTGAAACGCGCCTACAGCAACCAAACAAACATTACTTGGGATATATCGTTGAAGCATTACAAAGGCGCTATGCTCGGCCATAACTTCATTGGCGCCACTCATGGTGACAAGGGCAAGAACAACTACCTTGCGAAGTATCTTAATGAGTTCGGCTTCATGCTAGGAACAGCGCAGAATCGCGAACTGTTCACTGGCCACCTCCATTCAGAGATGAGCAAAGACCTGGGCGGATTCGTTCAGCGTCAAGTATCGACACGCAAGCCAACCGACAAATGGACTGATGATATTGGCGTGGTTGCTCACAAAACGTTTGAGCTGGTCGAATACAGCGATCATGATACCCGTGCTATTTACTATGTGTGAGGTGATTTCATGGCTCAAATGATTACAACAAAATACGGCGTTTACATGCCGAAAGTTGAAGCGTGGACCATCGGCAAGATTGACAGAGAAATTGTCCGTTCACGCTCTAATCAAGTTAAGACGCGAGGCGGATACGCACATCCTGAAAGTAAGGTATGCTTGTCCAAAAGGGGGTGGATACTGTGGCATTCCACTTGCCGTCACCAAAAGACGTCTATAAGAACCTCAAGGACAAGTTGAAAAAACAGCGGGACAAGACCAAGGCTGATAAGAAGAAACAGCCTAGTAAAGACAATCCAGGAGTAACAACAGCTTAATGAATTATAACCAGCGATAGCTAACTAGCTACCGCTTTTTTAATGGAAGGAAGGTGTGGTGATATGTGATGAAACTAAGCAAACGGCAGAAAGCATTCGCTGATGCCTATCTAACCAACGGAGGCAATGCTACAGAGGCCGCGAGAACCGCTGGATATTCGCCACACAACATTGGGGCTAACGCAGCGAAAACCCTAAAAAACCCTAAAATTCAAGCCTACATGAAACGGCGACTGCAACCGATTGAACGCAAGGCCGATCTCGATGTTGAAAAGGCAATCATCCACTTGCTTGATATTGGCATGGGCCGTGAGATCACTGCGAGAAACTCGACATACGACAACATTAAAAAGGCAATGTTAGAAGACACAACAATGAAGTATTCGCCGGGGCCTAAACAGCAGGTTGAAGCTCTTGAATTGTACTTGAAGTATAAGGGTATGCTCAGGAACTCAAGCAAGGAACTAGAAGATCAGCAGGTTGCCAAAACTAAGGCTGACGTTCGCAAGTCCAAAGCTGAGGCTGACATCATGGAAGCCAAGGCCAGCGCCTATCGCACACCAGAAGGCCAAGATGGAGGACTAAACAAGCTTTTGGCAGCAATTGATGAGAGTATCCCAAAGGGTGGTGATGTCAATGACAACTCCGATTGATCAATTCAAAGGGAAACAGTTAGACATCATCAACTGGTGGCGCCGCTATCCAGACAAGCAGACAATCATTGCTGATGGTGCTGTGCGTTCCGGAAAGACGTTTGCGATGTCGATCAGCTATGTTCTGTGGAGCATGATTGTGTTTGACCGCGAGCAATTTGGCATTGCCGGTAAAACCATTGGATCATTACGCCGAAATGTGATTAGGCCACTCAAACAAACATTGCAACAAGTGGGATTCTCAGTTGTGGATCGGCGTTCAGAAAATATGCTGGAAATCAGCCTTGATGGAAGAACCAACCTATACTACTTATTCGGTGGTAAAGATGAAAGCAGCCAAGATCTGATTCAAGGGATCACACTTGCCGGAATGTTCTTCGATGAAGCAGCTCTCATGCCACAGTCGTTTGTCAATCAAGCGACAGCACGTGTTTCCGTAACTGGCGGCAAATACTGGTTCAATATGAACCCAGAGGGCCCGTATCACTGGTTCAAAACTGACTGGATTGATCAAGCGGACGAAAAACGCGCATTGCGTCTCCATTTCGTGATGACGGACAATCCTAGCCTGAGCGATGAAGTCATTGACAGGTACGAACATATGTACTCTGGAGTGTTCTACCAGCGATACATTCTGGGACAATGGGTTCTGGCTGATGGGATTGTCTACGACAACTTCAATAAAGACGAGATGGTCAGCAATCCAAGCCAGCAGCCAAGCCGATACTATGTCAGTGTTGACTATGGCACACAGAACCCCACAGCTTTCTTGCTTTGGGGTAAATGCGGGTCTGTTTGGTATTGCCTCAAAGAGTATTACTACGATGGACGGCATAGCAGCAGACAGAAGACAGATGATGAATACGCTCGGGATTTCAGCCAATTTGTCGGTGACATACGCTGTGAAGTGATTGTTGATCCATCAGCGGCTTCATTTATTACCAAATTGAGAGAACGCCGGTATCGAGTTATTAAAGCTGATAACGATGTGCTAAACGGCATTAGAGAAACGCAAACAGCTATGAACTCTGGTGAGATCAAGTTCACACCCGGGCTAACTAATCTGTTCAAGGAGTTTGCTTCCTACGTATGGGATGACAAGGCCAGTCAAAAGGGTGAAGACAAAGTGGTCAAGGCGCATGACCACGCAATGGATGCCATGAGATATTTTGTCATGCAGGTAATCAAACGGAGAAATGTAGCCCATACATTCAAGAATACAAGCAAATACTTCTAAGGAGGTGGCCATCATATTAACAGTTCAAGGTAAAGGCTCAATCACAGACGGAGATGTGTTCATTTTCCCGACTGATGAAGAGCTGACTGGCGATGACATCAATGCGTTTATTACCGCCAATGATGATCTAGCTAAAAACAAGTACCTTCCAGCAAAGAAAATGTACCTCGGTCAGCACCAGATTATTGATGATGCGAAAAAGGATCATGGGCCAGACAATCGTCTTGTTGGCAACTTGGCTCATTATATCGTGGATACCTATAATGGGTTTTACATTGGCATTCCACCAAAGATCACGCTCGACAACACACAGGACAACACCGTGCTGCAAGAGTGGAACGATACGAACAGCGTTCAGGACAAATTAAGCGAGATCAGCAAGCAAGCATCCATTTACGGACGGGCGCTTGCTTTTTTGTATCAGGACGAAGACAGCAAGACGTGTATTGCGTACAGCTCGCCTATCAATTCATTCATTGTCTATGATGACACGGTAGCGCACAAAGCCATTGCGTTTGTCATGTATTGGCATGATGAAGACAAGACGTTGACCGGAAAGGTATACCTGAGAGACGGCATATACGCTCTTGATATGACACGTCTTGAAGGGACAGACGGATTTAACCCATTTAACGAAGTGCCAGCAGTTGAGTTTTTCATGAACACCGAGCGAAAAGGCATCTTTGAGAATGTTGAGACGCTCATCAATGCTTTAGACAAGGTGCTAAGCCAGAAGGCGAACCAGAATGAGTATTTTGACAATGCGTACTTGGTTCTCAAAGGCCTGAAACTCGATGAGGACGATGACGGCAACCCCAAACTCGATCTTAATGGCAACCAAATCATCTATGCTCCAGACGCTGATTCAGCTCAAGGCGTAGCTGAATTTCTGACCAAACCTGATGGCGATGCAATTCAAGAACACCTCATTGACCGTCTCATCAGCATGATCTATCAGATTAGCATGGTCGCAAATCTGAACGACGAAGCATTCAGCGGTAATAGTTCGGGTGTCGCATTACAGTACAAATTGCTACCAATGAGGAACCTAGCGGCCAATCAAGATCGTAAGTTCACACAGTCACTCCGGTCCCTTTACAAGATCGCATTCAGTGTTGGGACAATCCTTCCAGAAAGTAAATCTGATGACTGGCAAAAGCTTAACTTCGCATTCACGCGAAATCTTCCGGAGAATATTACCGACGAAGCGGACGCGGCTTCTAAACTCAAAGGCCTTGTATCAGATCAGACTATGCTCAGCACCTTATCGTTTGTCGATGATCCCAAGGCTGAACTGAAGCGCATCGCTGACGAGACCGCCAAGAAAGCAAAAGACGCTGCTACTAACAGCCTGTCAAACGCAGACTTCCAGAAATTCATGAATGGTGACGATGCCACCGGTACAGATGCTAAGACTGTTCAGCAAGTAAGCCTTAATGGATCTCAGATCACGTCTATGATTTCAATCGTGCAGCAGGTTGCCTCACATGCTTTGCCAAGAGAATCAGCTATTCAAATGCTTACTTCCGCGTTTCCCTTTGATGAGGAGAAAGCTGCCGAGATTCTGGGAGATGCCGGCAAAGGATTTGAACTGACCCCAGACGGCAAGCCTTCGACTGATGGAGGGAGCAATGATGACAACAACGACTCAGCAACAGATAGCGAGTAATTTCGCATACTGGAATAAGCGAACGGCCGCTGAACGGAAATGGATTGTCGAGAACCTTAAGAATGACGAGGCGTTCAATGCCCGAATTCAGGAATATTTTGACAAAGCTTTAACCAACATTCAAAAGGATATTGATTCAGAGCTTGCCAAGTATGCCGCATATAGCAACGACAGTATGGCCGGTGCGCGTCAAGCAGTGATGGCTACCGATATTAAAGCTTATCAAGCGGAAGCAAAGTCGATTGTTGATGATGCTAGAAAGATGTACAACGGCGAACCGCTCAAATATTCCGACTTTAGCAAGGATGTCAATGATCGTCTCAAGCTATACAACGCTACCATGCGGATTAATCGCTTAGAAATGCTCAAGAGTGAGATTGGTCAAGAAATGCTTGATGCACACATGAAAGTGAACGCCGATCTTGTTTCCAAGCTGAGTAAGGATTATCAATCCGAGATCAAACGGCAAGCCGGAATACTTGGAGAGACGGTATCTAAGAGCGGCTACACTGATTTAGCCAAGTTGCTCTCCAAACGAGAGGGAGATTACACATTCTCACAGCGCATCTGGATCAACCAAGACATTCTAAAGGCTGAACTGGACGAGCTGCTGACTGCCGCCACCATTCAAGGACAGAGTCCACTAAAGATTGCTCGCAAATTACGCGATCAAGTAGCGGACAAAGTTGAAAATTATCGTTATGTGACAGAACGAATTGCACGTACTGAGTCAGCTCGGATTCAAACACAGGCGCAATTAGATAGTTTCCATAAATTTGACTATCAGTACTGCAAATGGGTGGCTGAGCCAAGCGCGTGTGATGTGTGCAAGGAGATTTCAGAAGGTGGCAGAACTGGTAGAGGCATTTATCGTGTAGATGATGTGCCAGATATTCCAGCTCACCCCAACTGCCGATGCTCCATTGCGGCATATGCGCCAGATGATGAATCAGACGATGATTAGGAGGAAACAATGAAGCTACCAGAAAAAGTATTGATTGATGATATTGAGTACAAGGTTGAGGAGGTCAGTCACAAAGAGCTTCAGCTAAGTAGCGAAGACTTAAAAGGCGAGTACTGGGGCGATACGCGTTATAAGCAAGCTAGTATTCGTATATGTGAAGGTATGGCTGAGGACGAGGCCAAAATCACTTTAGTACATGAGATTATCCACGCAATCCTGCAAGAGCGAGGGTTCGACCAGCAAAACAATGATGAGGCAATGGTTGACGGATTAGCACATGCACTTCGCATGTTGGCCAAGCAGAACCCAGAACTGATCAGGGAGGTACTGTCATGAACCCGGAAGACTCGCAAACGCGTGAAAGCATTAAAAAGCGCCTGCTTGATTTGGCAGTAGAAGCGAACAGCATTAAAGACAATGAGCTGGCAGTGGCTATTCTGTCTGCGTACAATCAGTGCCCAGACAACGTGACCGTGCATAACGGCGCTTTATATATGAACGGTAAGCCGCTTTCTATTTCAGCTGCAACGCTTGCCGATGAAATGGCAGCACCAATCAAACACGAGCTTGATAAACGATCTAGAGAAGCACAACGGCGTAAAGGATTTTTATAAG